CGCAATCGTTTGCCGAGGTCGCCGACTTCTGCCAGCAGATCCCGTTCGCGTGACCGGAAATTGCGACCATGATGTGCGAGCCGGGCACGCTCAGCAGCAGCCACTTCGCGGCGGCCTTCGCCGCATCGAGCTGCTCGATGATCGGGCCTGCGGTCTGTGGTTCGGTGGTGAGGGCATCGATCGCCGCGGAGGCTTCTGCCTTGCGGACGGGCTTTTCAAATCTGACGGACCAGCTCATTTTTTGCCTGCTTTCTTCCTTCTTCAAAAAATTCGTCGATGCTGTCTGCCATCTCTTCAGCGAGATCGGGGCTGTCATTCCCGTACTGATACGAGCGGAGGGCATGGCCAGCTGCAATCAGAAACAGCAGGGCCTGCTCTTCGCGGGTCATTGTGCAAACTCCGCATAGGAATCCAGGTGTTTCTTGATGGTGCGGTAGCACTCGCACGCCCGCGCCTCGAGCCCGACGACATCGAGGATCCGGATGAAGCCCCGCGTGTATTCGATCAGCCCGGCCTTCTGCGCCTCGGCCGCGGCGATCGAGACGGTGGACCGCGTGGTGCCCAGCATGTCGCTCAGATATTCGTGGGTCATGCGGAAGGTGTCGCTGCCGGCGCGGTCGGCGCACAGCAGAAGCCAGCGCGCCAGGCGCTGCTCTAAGTTGTGCCGCGCGTTGCAGCCGGCCGACTGCATCGCCGTCACCAGCTGGGTCTGCACGTAGCGCAGCGCGAGGGTTTGAAAGAGGCCGCCGCGCTGGAACTCCAGACGCCCCGTGGCGATCGGCCCCATGTACCCGCAGCCATCGATCTGCGCATACACCCGGTTCAGAGAAAGCTTGGTCCCCATCAGCGCGGAGATCCCGATCACGCCCTCGAAGCCGAACATCCCCACCTCCACCTGCGAGCCATCGAGAAACGTCGTGGTCATCGACGCCATGCCGCTCTCGACGAAGAACAGGTTGTCGATCGGCTCGCCGGGATACTCGATGCGGCGCTCGTTGTCGAGCGTCACCATCCGCAGCTGCAGCCGCTGGATCACGTCGTCGGGGAGCGATTTAAGAATCGTATTTCTGTACGTTGGCATAGCTGCTCACCAGGCATTGAAAGAACGATTCAAACTCACGCTGTAAACCGTCCAGCACGCGGCACGCCACGTCTGGAGGCAGTTCGGCCGCATTCTGTACCGTGACGAAGGCGGACAGCGCACCGGCGTAGAAAGCGTTCTTCATCTCGGTGACCTGGTTGGGTGGCGACTGGGGATGCATCACCCTGTTTTTGAAGCTCACCCACTCTCGCTCGATTATTTGTTGAGCCATTAGTCCTCGATTCGCTCGCGTCGGCGTACCAGTATGTTGTGAAGAAGAAAGGCGACCCATCCGCACAACCCTAGAAAGCCGGCCTGGTAGTGATGCCCACGTCCCAGTGCCGTTCCCGCGAGCGTAAAAATTTCCGCAACTGCGAACATGGTGATGACGAGCATCTCTCCCTCCTTCACTGTGATTGTTGGTGATAAAAATCTAGCCACGCCTTCACCTTCTCCGGAGATCCCCAGCACTCCGCGGGCAGTATCAATTCGATATAGGTCACCAGGTCGGCCAGCACCGGGCGCGAGAGGGGATCGGCGCGGTCGCAGGCCTCGCGCAGATCGTTCTCGAGTACGGCGCGGAGGAAGCCTCCAGTCTCAATGTGTTCGTTGACGTAGCGAATCAGGCCGGGAATAAAATGGTCGATCGCTTCGCTGTTTCCATTTGCCATGTCATAACCCCAGGTTGTCGTTCACAGCGGTCTCGAGGTTTTGCATCGTGCCGAGATACAGCTGTGTGGTGCGGATGGATTCGTGGCCGAGCATGAACTGGATCTGCTCGATGTCGCCGCCCTTGGACCGGCAGAGCTTCGCGCAGGTCCTGCGCAGGTCATGCGGCCCCAGGTTCGACACGCCGATCCGCGCTGCGTGCTGGCTCACGATCTCCCAGATCGCGTACTCGCTGAGTCCCTCGGGGACGAGCGTGAGCCGGCGGATCAGTTTGCCGGCCTTGATCTTCGCCGCGGCTCTCCACTCGTCGATCGCCGTCATCACCCACTTCGGTACCGCCACCGTGCGCACCCGTCCGCCCTTGCCGGCGAGATCCGCCAGCACCCAGCGGTTGTCGCGGCGCTTCAGGGCTTCCACCTCGAGGGCGGCCAGCTCGCTGCGGCGCACCCCGCAGCCGATCAATAGAGCGAGCACACAAAAATTGCGCCGGCCTCGCAGAGTTTTGCGATTCGGCAAAGCGAGGATCTGGCGCGTCTGTTCCGGGGTCAGCCAGTTGCCGGTCCGCCGGCCGCGCTGGGGCAGGCCCCGGACCTCGAGCAGCTCGGCCGCCTCCTGCCCGTCGATCGCTCCGGACCGCCTCGCCTCGCGGACCAGGCGCCGCACGGCCGAGAGCTGGAGGTTGACGGTAGCGGCAGAGATCCTGGTGGCCAGGGCCGCGCGCCACTCCAACAGCAGCGCGCGGGTGACTGGCCGGCCGGCCGCGTAGCTGAATAACTCGCTGATCGCGTGCCGGTATGCCCTGCGGGTATTGGGGGAGGGAAGTGCGGCTAAAACCAAATCGATGAGGGCCACCGGGGTGCGGCCGCCGACCAGTAAGCCGGGCGCGGGTTTAGTAGTTTGACCTCGCATTATTTGAGAGTTTACACCGGATGCGACAAGTGGTATTGTCAGGGGGTATTTAAGAAAGTGCTAGGTCTAGCACTTATCCCCCCAGGGCTGATGGAGGTCACCACTGCGAAGAATGCTGGGCTTTTAAGGGGTTCCCCATATGGCGCGAACTGTCTCCTGGCTGCCACGCCTGCAAGAGATTCGCCGCTCAGTTAGGGGTTCCACGCGGACGCATTACAACCGCCGGGAGCTAGAGCTGCTCTTCGGTCTGGGTCCGCGGATGGCGGGGAAGATGATCGAAATGTTGGAAACGGTAGAAGTAGGGCCATCGCGGCTGGTGCCGCGCGAGGTCCTGGAACGGTTTTTGGAGCGGGTAAGCAAGGCCCCTGATGTTGCCGCTCTGTATCGCAGGCTGCGCCGGAGGAAGCATGATCCGAACTGGAACAAGCCGAGGACGATGGTGCTGGACGACAGTGCGCCGCGGGGGATGCCAGCCCTCCCCGATTCCATCTCCATCTCCCGCGGCCTGCTCACCATCCGTTTTGAGATCACCGAGCAGCTGGTCCAGGGGCTGGCGCTGGTGGAGCGAATGGTCGCCGAGCATGGCGACGAATTCGCCCTGAAGTACGAACCTGAGGAGAAGATGCCCTCGGAGTTCGACAGAGCCGTGGGCATGCGCGGATGGCAGGTGCAACGGCCATCCGAATAAGGAGAGGCTGATGCACCTTACAAAAGAGATGCTCCCCGCTGCGATCCCCGAGACGGTCCAGGCGTGGTTCATGCCCGCGGAGAAGGCCGACCTTCCCAAAGGCATCTGGCAGCGTGAACCCGACAAAATACAGTGGGTCGATCGAGCTACCGGGCTGCCATGTCTGATCGTGCGCAATTACGTGGGCGCACTGTGCGGTTATGCGGGTGTGACTCCCGGACACCCGCTGTACCGCAAATCCAGGCACTATGAGGCGGTTGAAAAGCTACATTGCGCTCGCGATCTCAATTACACCGCTGGCTGCGATCACCGGCCGCACCCTTGGCAGGGCGTCTGTCACATCCCCGAGCCCGGCACCCCCGATGATGTGTGGTGGTTCGGCTTCGACTGTATGCACGCCTGGGACCTGGTACCCGGGTTCCAGCATCTCTTCGATCGTATTGATCTTAGGGTTTTAGGAATGAAGTATCGCGACGTCGAATGGGTGGCTCGCGCAGTGACTCAGCTCGCAGCACAACTGCATCAGGTGGCTGCCTAACGAGGAACCGTCTTTATGGCGCGCTCAGTTTCCTGGCTTCCGCGTCTTCCTGAAATTCGCCGCTCGGTGGAGAATTCGGTGCGCTCGCACTATGACCGCCGCGACCTCGAGCTGCTGTTCAAGCTGCAGCCGCGCGCGGCCGGCAATCTGCTCGATCTATTGCCTACGACCAGGATCGGATCGGCCCACCTGGTCGAGAGAGACGCGCTGCGGAAGTTCCTGCATGCGGTGAACGAAGCCGAGGACGTGGCCGCGGTCGTGCTCGCTCAGCGTCTCCAGAAAGAGAACGTCTCGCGCCGGCGGCCGCGCTCGCTGGTGCGGCGCGATCTGGAGCCGGTAGGGCTGGCGGCGCTGCCCAGCTGGATCACACTCAGCCGCGGCCGGCTGGAGATCGACTTCGAGACCACCGAGCAGCTGGCCGAGGGCCTGCTGATCCTGGCGCGGATCTTCGAGAGCGACGGCGACCAGTTCGCCGCGACCTACGAGCCGAAGAAACAGCCGGGCGAGGTGACCGCGGCCGCCACAGAGGTTCGCGTGTTGTTCCAGGAGCTGGAAGAGATGGAGGGCACCCATGGCAGATAAACCGAGCAAACCTAGCAGTCATCATGGCACAGTTCACAAGCCGCCAATTCACAAGCGCCGCGAGCCGCGCCTCGGCCAGACCAAGGCCGCGCAGGCCGCGTTCACGGATAAGCTCCTCGCGCAGATTGCCTACAATCGCGCCAACGCCTGGGCCGTCAGCCCCGCCGGCACACCCTACGGCAGCGCGATCGCCGCGAAGGCGAAGCCATGAACGGATTGAAGAGCGTAGGCATCCTGGCGGCGAACAAACCGCACGGTACGCGGCTGAAATATATGGGCGGATGTAAATGCATGCTCTGCCGCGCAGCAAATTCACGGTACGAGACCGAGCGAAGTCTGGCACGGAGTAACGGCGATTGGAATGGGATCGTCTCCGCTGCTGCTGCGAGACGACACATTCGCAGGCTTTCGACGCTGGGGGTCGGATACAAAACGGTGGCGGATGCAGCAAGCGTCGCCCGTTCGATTGTGATGAAGATCCGATCGGGCGAACGTGAGAGGATCCGCCAGCGTACAGAGCGCAGCATCCTGGGGGTAAACAGAAAAGCTTACGCCGGAGGTGCGCTGATCGACGCAGATCCGACCTGGCGAAAAATCAACAAACTACTTGAGGAAGGTTTTACAAAGGCCGAGCTGGCGTGTCGCTTCGGGCTCAAAACCCGAGCTCTCCAATTCAAACACTTCGAGGTTACGGCGAAGACAGCGGCGCGGGTTGATCGCTTCTATCGCATCACGATGGCTGGAGCGTACGACTACGGTTTGCCAGGGGAGGCTAAGCCATGAGCGAGCACTATCCGAAAAACACCATCAGCGCTGCCGTCTGGTGCAACAAATGCGGCAAGGAAACCGAGCACAGAATTGACGACGGCCGAAGAGGCCCATGCATGGTTTGCATGGCTAAACCTGTCGAAGCGCGAAAGCCGGAGGCCGCGGTGCAGTCTGAGATGTTCCGATGATCGCCCCCGCAATCACGCGCGGCTGTCTGGTGCACCTGATCGAGCGCCGCGGCGAACAGCAGGTGTGGCACGATGCGCTGGTGCTCAACATGCTGATGGAGCCGGAGCTGCGCGGCACCAAAGGCGAGATGGCGATCGATGCCGTCTTCATCAACGCGCTGCGCGCACCCTCCACGCAAGACTGGCGCGACGACCTGATGCTGATCCGCGACGTCGTCCACATCTCGCATCACGACTGGATGGAGCGGCGCACCTGCATCGCCTATATCGAGGCGCAGCCCTTCGTCGTGGGCGAGGGAATTTTCTACGAAGCACCGATCGGAGAGACACCATGATCACAGCGCACCAGATCGCGTGGACCGAAGCGCGCTTCCTCAACGAACGAATCCCCCCCTATAGTGGTCTGCTGCTCATCACTCTGTACTGGGGAGAAATCGCCCTCGGCTACATCGAGCAGGGAAGGGCAGTCGAAGCCCGCGGCGCAGCCAAACAGTCGGCGCACTATGGGCAGTTCGCGCTGCGCGACCAGCCGCCTCCTGACCGGCGCGCGTTGAGGCCTGCCGCATGATTCACTTCACCCTTCACCTCAACCTTTCCCTATGGGATCTTGCGTTCGGCTTACTTTTAGCGTTTTTCGCTGCGAAGCTGGCCATGCATGCCTATAGGTGGATCCAGCGCTGGCGGATGCGCCGGCTGTTTCGGGATACACCATGATCGACACTCGCCTATGGTGGTACATCAGCTTCTCCGACGATGGGGAATTTCAAGGCGCGATCTTTGTTCACGGCGACAGCGCGGAGCTGGCTAGGGACGAGGCGATCCGCTGTGGCGCTAAAAGGTGCTGGCATCACTTGTCCGCCAACATCACTGGGATGCCTTTGCCGCCGGAAGAAGCGCGAGGGCGCCTGCTCTCTCTGTCGGAGATGTTCGACTTTTTCCCTAGAGAGGTCATGGTCCAAATATCAACCTCGGGCGACGAGCCGATTCTGCTGGTGCGGAGTGTGGACGCATGAGCCGCAGCGCGTGGACCCACGCCCTCTGCGATCAATGCTGGGAGCTGCGCCATGGCGCGGCGACTTCTACCACCATGAACCACGTAGGCGATGAGAAGTGCTGCCAGTGCGGGAAGGCCTGCAGAGGCATCTGGGTCCGCGAGGATCCATCCCGGCTGCAGTGCAACGGCGTTCACCGCAGAGGGACGCCATGAGGCCGCGCAAGGTGGTGCTGTGCGTGGCCGCGAGCGAGCAGAAGCTCTCGATCCAGACGTTTGTCCTGGATACGTGGGGCTATCGAGTCCTCGGCGCGCTGTCGGCCAGCGATGCGCTCGGCATCCTGCAGGCAGCCGAGCCAGGCACGATCGATCTGATGATTTTGAACCTGCCAGTTTTCGCATCGGACGAGCTGCTCGAAGCTGCGGTCCAAGCACAACCGGAGATCCACACCGTGGCCATCAGCGCGAAGCCCGATCACGATCTCTATCAATGCAAGGTCGATGTGTTCTTAACCGAGGCCTTCAGCTTCTCTTCAGAGCTGCACGAGCGTTTGCGAATTCTGACAGCGCGTAAGCGAGGCCCGAAGAAGAAGCCGGTCGAGTCGGTTGCATCGAATCATAAGGAGGTTCGATATGGATAAAGTGACGGTCGAATTGACCAAGGACGAGATGGATTCGCTCACAATCTGCCTGGGATGGGGTGCGGGAGCCGCATCGAATACAGGGGATCAACAACTGCGGGATTGTTTTCTGCGGTGTGCCAACGCGGTGCATCGAAACAACCCTAACTGGATGAAGTACGCGGTCCCCGAGGTTCGCGCGTGAACGATACAAATGTTCGTCTCGAAGAAGGTCAGAGGCAGATGACTCTTCTAGCTTTGGCGAAGCTCTCCATCGAGCGGCCGGGATGGCTGGATGCTCTCGAAGAAGTGGCCCTTCTGATGGATAACAATGTCGACGGCAAACCGGAGTTGTTTCACAAATTCCGAACTCTTCATTTGGATCTCGCTGCGTACACGAAGGCGGGAGGCGTCCTCGTGGCACTCGAAGAATCGGTGAAACTGCAAAGTCACTATGCGGAACTCCTGAATGCATGGGACGGAGGCGAGCGATTGAAGTTTGCGGACGCCGGCGAGTGGATCGCTAGACTTCTAAAAACGGGAAAGATCACCGGAGCTGGGCATTGGCCATGAGCTATGACATGAACGGATGGAACTGGCAGGACACAGTTGCGATGGTCGCGACCTGGATTGTGCTGCCTGCTTTTCTCTTCTACATGAAACATCGGTCCGATCGCCGCTGGCGCAGAGTTCGCGAGCGCGACCTGCTCGACGAACTGCTTACCCTTGAGAAGTATTTTGGAAAGAGAGAAAAGCCACAATGAGCGGGATATTTGAGGTTTTCGATTGCAGCGATCCGCCGACCGCTGGCACAGCGTGTGTGAGCTGCAAAACAAGGGGACACTTCTGCCCGGCAAAAGGCTATCTCGACAATGTGGCCGCCTGCTATGCGTGTGGTGAAGACAAGCCCTGTCCGCGTTCCACGACGGTCGCGAAGATGCATGAAAACATCGACGAGTTCGCCGCGAAAGCTACAACCGAATCGCAGCTCGAAGAGCGCCGCTGCACCGACTGTCGCGGCAAGCTGGGCGAACAGGCGAGAGGAACAATGTGCTGGCCCTGCCGACGATGGAAAAATGCCCAGGCCGAGAAAGCCGCGAAACGTTGCGCGGCCGCGCGAGCCGCCAAAGCCGCGAAGAGGTTTGCGTAATGGATGACATAACGATCGATTGGGACCGGTTGATTAGTGAGGAGATGGAGTGGGCGATTAGCCTGAAACGGAAGGTCGTCGAGGATGATGGCTTCAGGATGCAGGTGAAGATCGTCGGACCGTCTGGCCAGATAGCGCGCACTCCACTGGGCTGGAGCAGCGAACATGAGAAGCGGAAAGTAATGTGGGTTGTTTCGCAGGTGGCGAAGCAGACGTGCTCGCAGGCGGTGATGGTCACAAGCGACGCGCGAATGATCAACGTTTCAGGATTCTGCAAGCGGTTTGGAATTGCTGAGCCCACGACGCCGGCAGCATATGAGGCGTTTGAGCTACAGCGCCGACTGGTGATGAAGGGCTTCGACTCGTATATGGGAAATTTGCCAACCGACTGCTACGAGGACGGCCTCATAGTTGCGATCCGTGGACCTCGCATTACTAGATTGGCGACCACCAAGTACAGGATCGTCAAAGGTGTCGTGGTATTCGAGCCTATGTTCGATGACAAAGAATCGAAGAGCACCGTGGATATGGTGCTCCCGTGGTGGAGTTAAGGACTTTGGGAGGTTTGCGTGACAAACGACGAGCTGCTTGTTCAATTCCTCTACATTTTGCTTCGTGACCATCTTCCCGCTGGCATTGTGGAGAAGATCATCGTCGATCACGTCAACCCCTGCGCCGACATGAAGGTGAGATATAGCAACGAATTTCTCGAAGGCTACGCACGCAAAATCGCTGGGCGACTTAGGCCCGTCTAGCGGTGTACCATCACGGCGAAGTCCCCGGAGGATTCAAATGGAGCAAACGAACAACCCACCCATTAACAATCTGACGCCTGCGCAACAGGAGCGGCTGGCGTTTCTGCAGGAGCAACTCGGCGTAACCCAGCAGGCTATCGGAACCATCCAGCGCTGGGGTTTTGCTCGCGTCGATCCCTCACTCGGTCACGACAGCCAGATCACCAACCGAAAGCAGCTCGAAAACGGGCTCGCAGGCGTCATCTGCGCCACCGGTCTGATGACCAAAAACAACGATCTCGTCAAGAATTCGATTGAGGGCGCCACCGCGAAAGCCACCGAGGCGATTGTGCCGACTCTGACCCATCAGCTCGATGAAGCTCGCGTTTAGGGCCTCGGCCACTCGCACGCATACGAGCCGATCGGGCAACCTGCCTCGATCGGCTCTAATTCCGCGAACATGTCAGGTTTGTCGATGCCAGCGACTTCGTCATACGTCGATTCACTCGCCAGCGGCAGCATGAACTGGCCAGCGATCGCGGTGGGGATTCCGGCACAGCTCAGCACCATGGCGCGACGCAGATAGGTCAGGTGAAACCAGACCTCCATCCACGCCAGCTTCAATGCCTTGTCGATCTCGCGCACTAATCGCTTGCGCTCTAGGACAGGATCGATATCCAACCAGTGACAGGCACAGCCAAAGCTACGTTCCCACTCGTCATGCTGACCACGAGTCGGTTGCAGGTCGGCTATCCACCAGCGAGCGAGGATAGCGAGGTCGGTTGGCAGACCTTCTGTCGTCTTCTTCGCCTCGTCGACGGCATGGTTCAACAGACGCCGCCACACAAGTAGAGGTGGATCGGCACGCAAAGAGACAAGAGCTGGTGGTTGGGTAAAGCCGCGATTCTTCCCGGCCGCATCTGTCAGGACCTGTTGCATCGCCATTATTAATCACCCAGTTTTAGGAACAACCCCGCAAGCAAACCAGAGACTACTCCAATGCATAGGGGCTGAGCGTGCGCGCCCGCACACAACGCAAGGGCGTGTGTTTGACGGCTTCTCTCTGACTGCGCCATAACCTACACGGCCAGCTGTCGCGATACCGCACAGCCTCAATCGCATACCAGCGGCGAGCTCCGGCCGACGGCTGGCCAGGCTGTATGCAAGGAAGGTCCTTACCCCCGCCGCTCGCCACGGGTCCTCCCCGAACTTCCACCGCTGCGGGTGACGCGCTACCGCGCGGGCGGTGTAGCTGTGAATTTTTTTAAATGATTTTCCGTTTCCGCTTATGGCCAAGTCGAAGCAGCCCGCGAAGTGTGATTTTTTGTCCATCAACGACGTCGCGGAGCTGCTGCTCGTAACTGACCGCACGGTTCGCAACTGGCTCAAAGACAAAGCGATGCCGTCAACGTCGGATGAGCGCGGTCGGCGTTTTGTGTGGGCTGATGTCCTGCCCTGGTATGTGAAGATGCGAGCCGAGGAGGACGGAAACGCGCGGAAATCGCTGCTGAACTGGCCCACCACAGAGCCAGCCAGCACGCCCGAGGACGATGAGATCCATAAAGAGCATGCCCGCGTCGGGCTGCTCCGTAAAACCGGCGCCGAAGCGCTGCTGCGCAAGACGATCGCCGAGGCGGACCTGAAAGAGCTCGAGCTCGGGGAGCGCCGCCGGCAGGTGGTCGCGGTCGAAGACGTTTCGCGGGTGATGCAGGATACCGCAAAGAATCTCCAGATCGAGATCCTCGGGTGGCCCACGCTGATGATCGGCCGGATCTATGGCGTGCGCGATCGCAACCAGCTCTTCTCCCTGCTCACCACGTCAGCGCGGGATCTCTGCACCCGGCTCGCCGGCGTGGCGACCACACCTGTCAGTCGCAAACCTCGGGCCGAGGATGAGTAGCTTCCAATCGAGCTCCGACTCTCTCGCTTCCCTCGACGCAGGGATCATTGCGGCACTGGCGCTCTTTACGCCTCCGCTCGAGCTCACCGTCTCACAGTGGGCGGACCTGCACGCCAGGCTTCCCCGCGAAGGCTCGCCCGAGCCAGGGCAGTGGCACACCGACCGCGCTTGCTACCAGCGCGAGATGATGGACGTCGTCAACGAGCCTGGCATCGAGACCGTGGTCTACATGATCGCGGCGCAGTGCGGAAAAACCGCCTGCATGCTCAACATCCTGTTTTACTTTTGCGCCCACGATCCCAGCCCCATCCTGTTCGTGATGCCGACAGAGACCCTGGCCGAGGACATCTCGAAGGAGCGCATCGCCACAGCGATCCGCGACACGCCCCTGCTCACCCCACTCTTCGGCAGCGTGAAAACTCGATCCGCCAACAACACCGTGCTGAAGAAGAAATTTCCCGGCGGCTTCATCGCCCTGGCCGGAGCCAACGCGCCCAGCACCCTGGCAAGCCGACCGGCGCGTCTGCTGATCGGCGACGAGGTCGACGACTTCCCAGTCTCGTCGGGAACCAAGGGCGACCCGATCACGATCGCCGAAGCCCGCACCACAAATTTCTGGAACCGCATCAAGATCTTCGGCTCAACTCCGAGCATTAAGAATTCAAGCCGCATAGAGAAGCTGCTGAGCAACACCGATTATCGCGTGTACGAGGTGCAGTGCCCGCACTGCCACACCTACCAGGAGCTGGTGTGGGAGTCGCTCAAATGGCCCAACCCGAACAACAAGGGTGCGGCGAAGCATGAGCCCTCCAAGTGTTATTACGTGTGTGTACACGGCTGCGAGATCCTCGAGGTCGAAAAGCCGAACATGATTCGCGACGCCAAGGCCGGCGGTACCGCGCGCTGGCGCAAAACCAACCCTGGCGGAGGAGACGGTCATGCGGCAGGCTTTCAGCTGAGCGTTCTGTACTCCCCATGGAAGACCTGGGAGTCGCTGATCGGCGACTGGCTGAAGGCCTACAAAAAGCCGCAGGAGCGAAAAGCCTTCATCAATACCCGCCTGGCGCGGACCTACGAGATCTTTGGCGAGACGGTCGACGACGGTGAGCTGATGGGCCGCCGCATCGTCTACGAGGCCGAGGTGCCTGCCGAGGCCCTGGTACTGACGTGCGGCATCGACGTCCAGGCAGATCGCGTCGAGGGCGAGATCGTCGGCTGGGGCAGGGAAGAGGAATCCTGGTCGATCGACTATTTTGTCCTACGCGGCAACCCCGCCATGCCCGCATTCTGGAAAGAGGTCGACGACATACTCAAGGGGACCTGGCTGCACGCCTCCGGAGCCCGGCTACGCATTGCGACGGCGTTCATCGACTCTGGCTACCATGCCGCGGCGGTCTATCGCTTTGTGCGGCCGCGCCAGGTCCGCCGCGTCTTCGCCTGTAAGGGCCAAGCTGGCCCTGCGGTGCCTTTGACGAAGCCTCGGGCCCAGCGCACCCACAAATCGCGTGTGGAGCTACGCATGGTCGGCATCGATACAGCGAAGGAGTCGCTCTACGCCAACCTGAAGATCAAGGATATCGGCCCCGGCTTCTGCCACTTCCCGGAGGCCTATAAGAACGAGCAGGGCGTCAAGATCGATCGCAACACCTACGACCGCGATTACTTCGAGCAGCTGACGGCCGAGAAGCTGATCACCGAGATGGACGGCATGACGCCGGTGCGCAAGTGGATCAAGAAGCGGGAGCGCAACGAAGCCCTCGACTGCCGCGTGTACGCCATGGCCGCGCTCGACGATCTCAACATCAGGGACTGGGAGAAGCTGGCCGCGAACCTGCTGAAACAGGTGCCGGCGCCGGCGAAGCTGGACGCGCCGGGATCTTCCCCCGAAGCCCCCACACAGGCCCAGGACTCTCCCGACGACGGCATCCCTATTATTGCCGGGCCAGCGAAAAAAACACGTAAAGAGCCTGCGAAAACCAGCTGGGCCGGAGCCTGGGACCGCTAGGGCTAAATCGTTGAAAAAATGATTTGGTTGCGTCTTTTTATCGCATCTTTGACCATTTTCGATCGTTCCCGCTAATAACTCAGGCATGCCGATCGGCGACTTCCCGTTCAATATCGAATTCCTCGACGGCGCCCCGGTCGCCCCGGAGCCGGGCAACATCATCGCCGGCGACACGCTTACCTGGCAGCGTGGCTTTTCCGACTTTCCGCCGAGCCTGGGCTGGGTGCTGGCCTACGTGCTCAACTCCGCCACAGCGCGGTTTGTGGTCACACCGGCCGACATCACCGGCGCGGGCGACGTCTACACCATCCTGATCCCCTCGGCCGAGACCAAACTCTGGACGCCCGGTGCCTACCAGTGGCTTGCTATCGTCTCGCTAGCCGCCGCTGGTTCGGTACCGGCCCAGCGCTACACCGTCGCGCTCGGCCGCGTCATCGTCACGATCGACATCCTCGACGCCACCGCGCCCCAGGACACGCGATCGCCCAACGAGAAGGCCCTCGACAACATCAACCTGATGCTGGCCGGTACCGGCGGCAACGGCGTGCAGGAGTACACCATCGCCGGCCGCATGTTGCGCCGCTACAGCCTCACCGAGCTAACCCAGCTGCGCAGTCTCTACAGCAGCCTGGTCCGACAGGAAAGGGCGAATCGCGGCGAGTACCAGCTGCCCACGACCGTCGCGGTGCACTTTAGTGGCTGATCTTACGATTCTCGATCTCTCGGCCGCCAAGGCCAGCATCATGGAAGAGCGCAACACCCTGGCCGCGACCGCCAAGCGGGATCTCAACTTTCAGGCCGGCCGCGTCACCCGCGTCACCGAGGACTGGGGCACGTCGAACAGCTCCGCCGACCTCGACCTCTGGGCCAACCTGCAGGGCCTGCGCGGGCGCGCTCGCCGCCTGTCCACCAACAATCCGCTGATCCGCAAATATCTCCGCATGTGCCAGAAGAACATCATCGGCGACAAGGGAATCGGGCTGCAGATGAAGGTCCCCATGAAGAAGGGGAAAAACCTCAACAAAAAGCTGAACACAGCGATCGAGCTCGCGTGGAAAGAGTGGGGCCGCAAGGTCAACTGCACCGTTACCGGCAAGCTGAGCTGGAACATGGCGCAGCGCTTCGCGATCGAGCAGTGGAAGCGCGACGGCGAGTGCATCATTCGCATGGTGACGTACGACCGCAACCCGTTCAACTTCGCGCTGCAGTTCTTCGATCCAGACCAGCTCGACATTAACTTTTTCAATTACATGATGCCCAACGGCAACCAGATCCGCATGGGCGTCGAATCTGACCCCTACGGCATGCCCGTCGCTTACCACATGTGGAAGCGCCACCCGGCCGAGTACTCCACCGCGCCGCAGTTTCGCATTCGCGTGCCGGCGGAGGAGATCATCCACATCTTCGTCCCGCAGCGCGTGGGCCAGACCCGCGGCTACCCGGAGATGGCGCCGTCGATGGTTCCGCTGCACATGATTGTGAAGTACTCCGAGGCCGAAGCGATCGCCGCGCGAACCGCTGCCGAGAAACAGGGCTTCTTCGAATCCGACGCCGCCACCGACGAGAGCTACACCGGGCCTCGCGACGAGGAAAACCTGATCACCATGAAGTCGGAGCCCGGCCTGCTCGAGCAGCTCCCCGCCGGCGTCACCTTCAAAGCATGGGACTCGACACACCCAGCGGTGGCTTTCCCGTTCTTTATGAAGAGTCAAATCCGCCTCGCCGGCGCTGGCCTCGATGTCAGCTATGAGAGCCTGGCCAACGATCGCGAGGGCGTGAATTACAGCTCGATCCGCGCCGGGCTTTTAGATGAGCGCGACACCTGGCGGCTGGAGCAGGACGTCGCCAAAGAGATCTTGTGCCAGACCGTATTTGAGCGGTGGCTGACAAATGCCTGGCTCGCCGGCATCGTGAAGCTCGATGGGCTGCCGGAGGATTACTTCGGCTTTGCGACGCATCATGGGCGCGGCTGGCCGTGGGTCGATCCGCTCAAGGATATGCAGGCGGCGGTGCTGTCCGTGGAGAACGGGTACGAGTCCCAATCTCAGCAGATGGCGGAGAGCGGCAACAACTTCGAAGAGACGATCGACGAGATCAAGTACGAGCAGGATTACATTCTGGCGGCCGGCGTGAAGCTGGGCACCGACACCAAGGGCATCGCCGACACCGCGACCGACGACACGGCCGCCGGTGCCGATGGTGGCGCGGCGCCTGGGGCGACAAAAGGGAATCAGCTTACGAAGGTGAAGTACCCGGCGATCGAAGCGACGAGGCTGTTAAAGAAGTACGGTCTCCGCCAGCTCATCCAGATGCGCGGCTTCCTGCTCGGCCTCGAAGACGACGAAGAAGACAAGGAGTAACTCAATGCTGAATGTAAGACAGACGCTCTCCCTGCTGGCCACAGTAATGGCCGCACAAAACGAAGCTCCGGAGCGGATCCACGCATGGCCGTCGCTGTGCCTCGCAAAAATCGCGGGGCAACCGGCGCAAGGCGAGGCGGAGCGCCTAGATTCAAAGGCAATTTGACCGTTTTTCCGACCTTCCCATAACAATCAACGCGACATGGCCACCGCTGCAGTCGTTCCGTTGTCGACCAAACGCGCCCTCCCGGCGAAGCTGCCGATGCAGAGCCGCGTCTTTGATGTTCGCGCCGCAGCGAAGGCCGCCGACGCCGATCCGGCCGAGAACGTCGTCCCCATCTCCTTCTCGAGCGCCAACCCCATCAAGCGGATGAGCTGGGGCGGGATGTGGTGGTACGAGGTTCTCAATCACTCGAAGGGCTCGGTCAAAACCGCCCGCCTCGCCCAGGGTCTTGCTGTGCTGGTGAATCACGATCCGAACCAGCGCGCGGGAATTTTGCAGAACGGGGTGATCAGTGACAAGACCGGTCGCGGAGATATCCGTTTTAACACTACTCAATTCGGGAAGGACATTGCCACCGAGGTCCGCGAGGGCACACTGCCCTACATCTCTGTCGGCTACATCGTGCACAGCGAACAGCGCGTTGCCGATATCGATCCGGCAGACGACGAAGACCCCAACTACCTCGGCACCTACGAAGCCGACGAGTGGGAGCCCTGCGAAGTAAGCCTGGTCGCGATCCCCGCTGATCCCTCGGTCGGCGTCGGCCGAGACCTCACCCACATTCCGCAGTACCCGGTGCGAGTTGCCGGCATTCCAGCCACACCGCCGGCTTTGCCGACACGCAGCACCCAGGAGAATCAAATGGCAAACGAAGTAATCGTCCCCGCCGCAGTTGTTCCCGCAGCGGTCGTCACCCTCGACCACACTGACGCCATCAAGACCGAGCGCGAGCGCACTGTCGGCATCACCCTGCTCGCCCGCCAGTTTCCCGAGATCCTTACCCGCGAGCTCGCGGAGAAGGCAATCAACGACGGCTCGAGCCGTGACGCAGTCGCGACCTCGATCCTCGAAAAGAAGCGCGAGAAGGAAGCCCTGCTCAACGCGGGCGGCCAGGTCACGCTCACCGAAAAAGAGCGCGCAGGTTACAGCTTCATGCGCGCAGTCGCCGCCATCGCCAATACCTCGGGCGGAAGCACCCCGACTGAAGCCGGCTTCGAGCTGGAGATCTCGCAGACCATCGCCAAGAAATTAGGCCGCGATACCAGCGGACTCTTCATCCCCACCACCGAGCCCATCTTCCGCCAGACCAGCGAAGAGCTCCGCAAGCGCGCCAGCGTAGCGGGCTCGCCTGGCTCGACCACGGGCGGCGGCGCAACGGTGGCCACCAACCTCGTCTCCTTCCTCGACTTCCTCCGCCCCGCGCTTCGGCTCACCGCGCTGGGAGCCGAGTTCATGGGAGGCTGCTCCAGCAACTTCGCGCTGCCCAAGATGACCGGCGACGTCGGTTTCAACTGGGTGGGTGAGAATCCCGGCGCGGATAACGCCGACGTCGATCCCACCTTCGGCCAGGTGCCGTTCTCCCCGCTCGGGGCGACTGCCAGCACCAGCTGGTCGCGCCAGCTGCTCATCCAGAGCTCAATCGACTTCGAAGCGAAGGTTCGCAACGCGCTCGTGATGGTTGCGGCAATCGGCATCGAGAAGGCTGCGATCGCCGGCACCGGCGGCACCCAGCCCACCGGCGTGCTGACCACCACCGGCGTCAACCTGAAGGCGCTCGGCACCAACGGAGCGACCCCGACCAAGCAGCTCTACATCGACATGCTGACCGCGGCCTTTGTCGCCAACGCAGAGGTCCTGGGCGTGCAGAAGTACATGCTCACCCCGGAGATCGCAGGCTACCTGGCCGGCCAGCCAGAGCTCGCCAACACCATCGCGCTGCCGACCTTCACCTACGGGGCCGACGGACAGGGCCGCATCAACGGCCACGATGCGTACTGGTCGAACCTGCTGCCCAAGACGCTCACCAAGGGCACCTCGGCCGGCGTCTGCCACGCGGCCATCGGCGGCAGCTTCGGCGCAGTGACGATCGCGGAGTGGGGCGCGATGGAGATCATCCTCGATCCCTACACCAAGGCTCGCCAGTCGCTGGTGAACATCATCGCGAATTTCCTGGTGGATTCGAACGTGACCTATCCGCAGGCGCTTTCGGTCTGCCTCGACCAGCTGGTTTAGGCGACGAGAGAAAACTAGGCGGCCGAGGAGAACCTGCCCCGGCCGCCCAGCTTCATCAGTAACGCAAACGGTTACAGATTTTTTGGAGAAACGTTTTTATGGCAATCGCCACGATCCAGGCCGGCAGCAAACTGCTCCGCGCCATCCGCGTCACCCAGGCCTGCCTTGGCCCCGGCGGCACACCGCTCTTCAAGGGAATGGTTGTCCGCGTCCCCGAGAACGATGCATACACGCTGACAAGCGGCAACCAGGCCGAGTTCGTTTCCGACACCGCAGCCGCCGCAGAGGACGCCGCGGCCCCGGCGAAAAAGTAATTCGATGTTCGGGGACGCCGACCTGCCCGTGTTCTTCGCAGACTTCGGCGTCCCCGTCATCTTTGGCACCCAGCCGGCAGTGCTGGGCAACTTCAACCGGCCGGTGCAGATCAAGCTTGCCGACCAGGGCTTCGGCGGAGTGGAGACGGCTTTCCCCTCGGTCGAGCTCGCCTACAACGCCTTTAGTCCCATGCCGGTCTCGGAGGATGCAGTGAACGTCGACGGCACGGACTACACGGTCTCAGAGCCCACCGCGGTAAGCGATGGCGCGATCGTCTGTTACGAACTCAAGGCGGTATCGCTGTGAGCGTCAGCATCCAGTCACGGATCATCGCAGCGGCTGTTGCCGCGCTCAATGGCGCCGGTGGCGCAGCCTCCTATCGCTCGCGCATGGCCGCGTTTTCGAAGGCGCAGCTGCCCGCCATCAACGTGCTGCCCAAAGAGAGCGACCCCGAATACAACGACAGCGACTCGATCGACCGCCGCCTGCTGATCGACGTTCGCTACACCGGCATCGCCGTCGACGAGGTCGACGCAGCGATCGACCCCATCTACGTCGCGGGCAACGCCGCGCTGCTGGCCGATCCCACACTCGGCGGCCTCGCCATCATCACCCGCGAGCGGGCCAGCAAGTGGGAGCTCGAAAAGGGCGAGGTCGACGCCGTCGCCCTGGTGGTCATTTACGAAATTGAATTTTCCACGACCCGGAGCGATCCGAGCGTGAGTTGGCCGTAAGACAGGAGCAACAGAATCATGCCTACCAAAAAGCTTACCGGCGACCTCGCACAGACCAGCGTCGGGGGAACCATCCTCACCTTCACCGCAAACACCACCTCGACCAGCGCAGTCCTGGCCAGCCCGTCGAGCGTCATCGGGCTCCTCGCCGGGCAGCTCATCACCGGCGCCGGGGTCCCCGCGCTCGCCACCATTCTCTCGATCGTCGCCGGCGTGGTCACTCTCTCGGCCGCGGCCACCGCGACGGCAATAGGCGTCACGCTCACTGTCTCCACCACAGAGCAGCAGGTGATCGGGCTGATGGACTGGAACATCGCGTACAAGCTGAAGACCGCCGACGCAACCACCACGGACGATGCGGAGTGGGAGTCCTCACTGCCTTCGAGCGCATCCTGGACGGTCAAAGCGAAGTACGTCTACCTGATGGGCGACCCCTCGCAGATCGCGCAGATCCGCTCCTCGCTCGCCGCCACCCCGCGCGTGCCGCAACGCTGGAATTTCTTCGCCAACCCCAACACCGGCGACGACAGCTTCTCCGGCATGGCCTACATCGACGGTATCGACTGGACCGCCGGCGTCGGCAAGATCGTCGGGCAGGATGTCTCGCTGAAGGGCACAGGCCCGCTCAGCATCATCGCGCAGACCGCTCCGGTACCGAACGCGGCAACCCTCACAGACCTCCAGGCGGAGGACTAACCAGATCGGCGCGGCGGAAGGGCTAGGCCGCACGCGCGTCGTTGTTTGTTTCGCAAGGCAGATTGGCCCTCACGAAAGTGGGGGCCGCTTTTTTACAGGAGATTTTTCTTTATGCATATCACAGCCTCGCGCGGAGCCATTGCCATCACCCTCGGCGACGTTCCTCGCCTCCGGACCCTATTCTTCCCCAAGTCGGCCACCGCGCTTCTGGTCGAGAAGTACGGCGTCGGCTTCCTGGGCGCGCTCTACACGGTCAAGCGCAACCCCGCCGACGCGAAGCAGACGAAGCTCGAACTGAAATCGCTCGATACGCTGGCCTACTTTCTCTGGGCAGGCCTGCAGGAAGAGATCTCCGGCACCGGCGAATACCTGAGTGAGAATGAGGCGGATGAGTTTATCCGGCCCTGGACCTTGGTGAACATCTTCAACGCCACGGTGATGGCAATCACCGGCGCCGTATCCACGCCGGCACAGCCGGGAAAAGCCGAGGCGGCCGAAGCAAAGACGGCAAGCCCGTCCGCCGCCGGCGCCAGGGCTTCGACTTCAACGAGGCGCAGAGGTTCGCGTGCGGCGTCCTAGGTCAAACCCCGGATCAATTCTGGGGGACGACCATCCGCGAGTACCACCTGGCGCGCCAGGGCTTTGAGCGCCAGCAGGAGAATCAGGCCCACAGGGAGGCGGGCTGGGTAGCGATGCTGCTGAACTCGCAGTATGTGGATGCCGAGATCACGCCGGAGGAGTTGCTAGGCGAAGAGCCGCCGGAGCGAGACGAGAAGCAGGAGTTGAAGGACGCGAACGCGCGGCTGGAAAAACATCTGGCAAAGAGACAGAAACAAGGTGAGGTGATTTAGATGGCGGCTAAACCAAATGGCACCTAAGGGAATCGTAATCCAGATCACCGGCGACGGGGCGAGCGCGGCCAAGGCGCTCGAGCTCGTCGACCGGCATCTCCGCGAGACCGCCGAACATGCGAAGGAGTCGGCGTCGGGCATCGGCGAGGCCATGGAGCAGATCAAGCGCCACCTCGAGTCCGTCGCCGAGACCATGTTGCTCTATGAGGCCGTCGACGTGCTGAAGGAGCTGGTCACCCAGACGCTGGAGTTTGGCGAAGCGATCGAAAAGGCGCACGAGAAGACCGGGCTGGCCGTCGAGACGCTGAGCACTCTGCACTACGCCGCCGCCATCACCGGCACCGAGTTCGATTCGCTGACCAAGGCGGTGGCGAAGATGGGCGCGTCGATCGGCAACGCGGCCGACGGCAACGATAAAAAGGCCTCCGCGTTTTTGAAGGGTCTAGGCCTCGATGCCAAGCAGCTGGCCAGCCAGAGCGACGGAGCGGAGGTCGCGTTCAAGCGGGTAGCGCAGGCGATCGCCGCGACAGAGAATCCTGTGCGCCGACTCGAGCTCGCCAACGGCCTGCTGAAGAAGGGCGGCCAGGACATGATCCCCATGCTGCTGGAGGTGGGGAACAACTGGGAAGTGTGGAAGCAGAAGGCGCAGGCCGCGGGCGTGTATCTCGACGGCGACGCGGCCGAAGCTCTTGCAGCCACGAATCAAAGACTCAAGGATCTGCAGCAGCACATCATGGGCGCGGGCGTCGCCTTCACAGAGGGCCTGACCCCGGGCCTGACCCAGATGCTGGGCGTGATGGCCGGCGGCAAAGACACCCAGGAGATGATGAAGGACTGGGGCGAGTTCATGATCCGCGTGCTGGCTTTGACCACCGCGGGCTTCTACGGCCTCGCCTCCGGAGCGGAGAATGCGTTCGGCGTCCTCGAAGCTCTGATCCCCGGCATGGGCGACGTCGCGCGCAGGGACCTGGCCGCGGCCAAGGAGCTGGCGGAGCAGTCGAAGAAGTTTCGCGATATCGCGGTGAACGGCCCCGCGCCCGGCCCGGTGACGCCGTTTGTGCCCAGGCCCAAATCGGACGGCAAGGGCGGCTTCGACCACGGCGACGACCTCACCGGCAAGGGCAAATCCACCAACAACGTCGCGGCTGCAGCGGCGGCTCTGGCCGAGGCAAACTCGACCGCCGAGGCCGCGGCGCAGAAGTCGGCCGACTCGCTTCTACTGGCGCAGATGGATGCCGACCACAAACTCTTCCTCACCAGCGACGCGAACTATTACCGCGAAAAACTTCTACTGCAAAAAGACGCGCTCGATGCGGAGGAGGCCGCGCTGCGCCAGCGCATCGGCCAGCTGCAGGCGCTGCAGACCAAACAGCACGGCGACAAGAAAGCGACCCGCGACAAGCACGGCAACTCGGCCGAGGAAGAGAGGACCGCGACCGAGATCGTGAAGCTGAACCAGCAGATCAATGCGCTCGAGGAGAAACGGTCGGCACTTGATATAAACGCAACTTTGGCAGACCAGGAGCGTGCCGACACGCGCCACCTGGCCGACCTCAAAGTCGCGGCCCAGCTCGAGGAACACACCAACACCGGCATCGGCGCGCGCGTGGCTCTGCTGCAGCAACAGCAGAAGGACGCCATGGACAAGACCAAGGCCCAGGGCGGCGATACCGTCGCTCTGGAGGCGCTGCAGCAGCAGGAGATGGAGCTGCTGAAGATCACCGACCTTGAGCGCAACCTCGCCAGCCTGAAGGCCGCGGCGCGGATCGAGGAGAACAACAACAGCGGCATCCAGGCCCGGCTGGCGCTGATGCAGCGCGAGCAGGATATCGCGATGAAGAAGGCTACCGCCGACGGCGGCGACACCGTGGGCCTGGCGGCGCTGCAGCAGCAGGAGCAGGAGCTGCTGCGCATCAACGAGGTCGAGCGCGAGATCAACCAGACCAAGGCCGAGGGCGCGCTGGCCGTGGCCGCCCAGAAGGACCGCGAACAGAAGGACCCCACCCAGCGCAAGGCCGCGACCAAAGAGATCAACGCGCTGAACAAAGAGACTGCCGCAACCCTGAAGGACCTGACCGCGCAGTACGACGCGCTGGCGGCGACCCTGGGCGGCGAGTTTATCCAGAAGGCGCATGCCCTGCACGCGGAGCTCGACACGCTGAACCGGCCGGACCAGAATCAGGACCAGCAACCCTATAAAAAACTGGGCGACGGCGTGACCTCGATGGCGGAGCAGATCGGCAAGGGAGCGCTCAGCGGGAAAGATTCCTTCCACCAGATGGTGGTGAGCATGGAGAAGGACCTGATCGAGCTCGCGGTGAAGTTTGCCGCGCAAAAGTTTCTCACGCCGTTTCTGAGCGGCCTGTTCTCGGGAGGCGGCGCGGGAGGAGGAGCATCGGCTGGTGGCGGCGCGGACATCTCACCAGGCAACTTTCCCGGCTTCGCCGGCGGCGGCGACTACTCCGGCGACAGCCCGATCATCACCAGCGAGGACGGTCCGGAGCTCATGTTCCCCAAGGGGCCGGGAACGATCATGCCCGATCCGGAGCTCTTCTTCCCCAAGGATGCAGCGCCTACGATGCCGAGCGGCGCGCTGGCAGACCTGACGCGGGCGCCCTCGAGCGGTCCGCCGAATGTGACCATGAACATCACCAACGCCAGCAGTCAGCCTGTGACGGCGCGCACGACGGGCACCAGCTTCGATTCGGATATGAAGGCCTTCGTGATCCACACCATCCTCGAAGACCATGCCAGCGGCGGCCCCATCTCCGCCGCCAGCCAGGGTGGCTAGGTCGCGCGCCTACGATGAGAGAATCCAGATTCCACACGGCGGATAACACACTGCGGAGTCATCACGGACAGGTGCGCGCCCCACTCACGTAACAGCGACCGGACCAGTCGAATCTCCCGCCACTGCCTTCTGGACATCGTTTTTCCGTAACGTCTCATCGCGGCCTCCGATAGCGGCCGTCTTCGTAGGCCGGGCCGACGCACTTGTCTCCGGTGCAATCAGCGTGGTCGCAATAGACACTGTGGACGGAGGCCCTCTTCTCCGGCGCGATCCAGCCGCGCACCACGCGCACGCATCGGCCGAGCTGATACATCGGCTGGCGGATGCTGCCCGCCGTGCCAGCGGACGTCTCGGCCTGCACGGCCCAGATCAGCGCGCCGACCCAGCCGAGGATGGTCCAGCCCAGCAGGAGGTTGAGCAGGATCAGGCCTGCGGGTCTGCGCACCCCACGCGTGGTGGCGACCAGCGCGGGGAGCATGTAGGAGAGAACGAGCAGAAAAAGAAATACAACGCCGCTGAAGTCGCTTTTCATTTCAATAACCCCTCGATCGTTCCATCAATCTGGGCCTGGTGCAGTTTGGCTTTGACGGCGGCCTCGACGTGGCTGTCGAAGACGTTCATGGCGGCATTCAGGCCGGTGAGGAGGAGAGAGAATAAAACGATAAGTCCTGCGCGTATTAGGAAGCTCTTCATTGGGAAAACCTTTCGAGGGCGGAAAAGGGTGAGCGCTGCGTGGTGGTTACTTTTTGCGTTTAATGATTGTGGTGGCTGTCTCCAGCCTGGAGATGACGAGTTCCCGCAGAGTGATGCCTTCTGCGGCCGCCCCCATCTTGAGACGGCGTAGCAGATCTTCCGGAAAGTTTTTGACATTCAGCGTTGCCATGGTGGGAGCCTTCGCGTCGCTGGTTGCGACTTCCGTTAGTCTCTCATGTCTCCTCGGTCTCGTCTGTCACCTAGTAGACCGATGTGTGAATATATTTACGGCATGGTGTTCTAAAACTTCACCGTGAGCCCGGTGCCGCGCAGCTGATCGTTGACGGCCACCTCGGCCGCGGCGCGGGTGAAGTTGTGGTCGAAGTTCGACCCCACCACCTGGGTGACCACCGCCTCCATGGGGAAGCGCGGCTTGATGCTGGCGTTGCGTTTGAGCAGGTACCAGGGCTCGGCATCGTTGCTGCCCCCCTTGAACCCCATCCCGCCATGCCGCACAAAGATGCATAGCGACCCGCTGTGCGTCACCTGGGTGAAGGCGGCAAACTCGCTCGTCCCAAGCTTCTTCATGGTGCCCTTGCCGATGACCCGCTTCACCGCTGCTGCCCCCACACGGCTTCCGGAGCTGAAGCTGCCGGTGTAGGTAGCCCCGATCTCCGCGTCGGGCGGCAGGATGGCCCTGGGGCGCAGATTATCGGGGATAGGGCGGTTCTTCGAGGTGTATTTGAACAGGTAGTTGGTGGGGATCGCCAGGTACTTGTGGCCCGAGACCGGCACGCGCTCGCCGCCGTCCTGCTGGCGGGGCAGGTAGTCCACGGCTCCGGAGGCCCGGTTGCCGGTGTCGGTGTAGACCTCGGCCATCAGGGTCTCTTTGGTCGCGGGCGTGATTTTGGTGTTGCGGGTGGTCCAGTCGTTGCGCAGGGTGAAGGCGGTGCGCTCTACCTGCTGCACGATCTCCTGGGCGTCCTGGGCGGTCAGGGTAAGGGCGCGGACGATGGTGAAGGGCAGCGCCTGGTCGCGCACCATGCGCAGGCCGCGCAGCGGGCCGTCCACGTCCACCTTCAGCTTGATTAGATCGCCCATGTGCTGGATTCTGCGGCAATTCGCCACAATCTGGCAATATGCGGGAAGCTCACGCGGTGAGCACCCCCGCCTTCCCGACGCTGACCCGCAAGCCGGCGCTCCGGACCAAGACCACGTCGCTCGATCCCACGCTGCGCGATCCCATGGAAAACGGGATGTCGAGCTCCCGCGCCCGCTTTACCCGGCGGCGGCGCAAGTGGGCCGTCACCATCGACATGCTGACCCTGGCCGACCAGACCACGCTCGAAAACTTCGTCGTCAACACAGCGGTGTACGGAGCGGTGCTTTTCACGTTCCCAGACACCCGCCCGGCCACGCCGGTCACCCTGACCGTCCGCTTCGAGGTCCTGCCCAGCTACACCGACTGCGGGTTCGTCTATGGCGAGTTTCGCCAGAACTGCAGCTTCGAGATCGGGGAGGTCTAGGCGATGGCAGTCAAGCGGCTCACCGGCGACTTCGCCCGCACCACGGTTGGGATCAATCCCGGCATCGACATCCCCGGCGGCAGCGCCACCCAGGTCATCGGCCTCACCGACTGGACGATCACGATCAAGCAAAAATCGATCGACGCCACCACCACCGACGACGATGCGTGGGAGGACTGGCTGCCTTCGAGCGCATCCTGGACGGTCAAAGCGAAGTACGTCTACCTGATGGGCGACCCGTCGCAGATGGCCAACATCATCCAGGCGGCGATCGGCAGCGGCCGGCGCACGTCGTCGGAGTGGAACTTCTTCCTCGATTCGGAGTCTGGCGACGACAGTTTCAGCGGGCAGGCCTTCATCAGCGGGCTGGGTATCTCGTCGATCATCGGCCGCACCATCACCATGGATGTCACCCTGCAGGGCCGCGGGCCGCTGAACCTGCGCAATCAGGCCGCCTTCCTCGCTTCGCTAGTTCTGCCCAGCGGCGCCTTCACTAAAACCTTTAGCGCGCCCACGGGCAGTAGAAACTGGGGCGCCATCTGGAGTGAGTTCGCGCTGGTTGATTCGCTGCCGCCCGACGCTGTCATCGTTGCCATCTGTCCGACGATCATCGCCAGCTCCGTGCACGACTTCTGTCTGCAATATTTGATGTTCGGCGCAGTCGCCGATGGCGGCCTCGGCGGCGGACTCTCCGGCACCCAGTTCACCGTTCCCTTCAACACTGGGTTCGTCTCGCCCGAGGCATCGTTCGCCAGCACGCAATTTACCGCGGCCAGCATCGGCACCTCGCTCTCCCTGCTGATCGGGCAAACCATCGGCGTGGCCGTCGACTCCTCTCTGCTCACCAGCGGCCTGGAAAAGATGTTCGTCACCGGTCTCGGCTATGCGATCTATTACACCAGCGCCACGCCGGTCATCAACACGCTGATGCCGCCGCCGGTCACGGTCCCCTCCGGCCAAGGCGTCGCGCTGGCGCTCCCCTTCACTGTCGCTCTTCTCGGCCCGCCTTCGGGCGAGGGCACAGCCGTCGCCACCCCCACGCTGAGCGAGGAATAGATGCCCGCGCGCCCACCCTTCTCGCTGCTCTCGGTCGTCGCCAACGTCGAGCGGCACAAGCTCGCGTCGGGTGAACCCTGGCTGCTGCTGATGGATCTCGCGTGGCCCGGCACCAACCCCTTGACCGATACCCACGTGCGCCTGGTGCGCAATCTCGACGCGGTGACCTTCGACGCCAACGATGGCAACGGCCCGCAGCTTTACTCGCCGTTCAACTTCCAGATGGGCGACCTGGCTGTATCCAGCAACGGTTCTGTGCCCGACTGCGAGGTGCAGGCCAGTAACGTGATGCGCGCGCTGCAGCAGACCATCGAGCAGTACGCCGGCGTGGTCGGCGCGTCGCTCGATCTCTACGCCGTCAACATGGCGAACCCATCGGGAGAGCCGGACCTCGCTCTCAGCTTCACGGTCAAGCAGACGGTCAGTGACGCGAAGCAGGTCCACTTCAAGCTCGGAGCCTCCTCACCGTTGCGGAGGCTCTTCCCGATCCACATGTACCGCCCAAACTTCTGCA